CCAGTCGTAGTAGGTGCCGCACTTCGCGACCTCGAACCAGTGCTGGGCAAGGTCGCCCGTGACGGCGGTTCCCTGCGCCTGCGCCAGCATGACGCGCCTGGCCTGTCCCTTCGCCTTGTTCTTCGGGTTCATAGGGGTGGTTGGTTAGCCTCTAAAATAAAGTTAGCACCTACCGCCTCGCGGCACAATTCCCCGAGGGGCTGCGAGGCGAAGGAAAGGAACCAGGTGCCGGCGTCCTTCTTCAGCGCGGGCGGCCAGCCCGCCAGCGTGACGAACTCGTGCCAGCCGCACTTCTCGACGCCCTTGAGGACGTAGCTGTGCAGCACGCTGGCCTCGACGTTGCCGGCGGCGTCTATCGTGTGGTGCCTCAGCCCGGCCAGGTGGCGGCACTTCGGGCAGCGGATGTAGGCGGTCCATTGCCCGTCGTCGGCCGTGCCGCAGTCCCACTCCTGGGGGAACCAGCCGCCCTTCCACAGTTCGTCGGGGGCGACGCGCTCTAGGATGACGCGCATAGGCTAGATGTCCAGCGTGCCGTCGGCCTTGTGCCGGGCGGCGCGGCTGTCCTTGGTGATGACCACGGACTTCATCGGCCTGACCTCGTTCGTCGTCGGCACGCCGCCGACCAGGTCGAAGCGCGAGGCGATGGACTTCGGCAGCGGCCTGGCCTCGGGAAGCTCGGCGTCGGTCTTCAGGATGCCGACCCACATGCCGCGGCAGTTGGTGTGCACCTCGTCAAGCTGCGTCATCGGGTCCGACTGCGGCAGGACGCGGCCGTCGATGCTGATGCACAGCTCGCACGTGCTCATGTCCAGTATCTCCGACCGCTGCAGGGCGTGTATCTGCTCCTTGGCGTCGTCGAAGGTCAGCCAGCGGCCCTCGTTGAGGGGCGTCATGACGACCTGCCCGACGAGCGACGAGTTGGCCTGGCGCGCGGCCGCGTCGATGACCTTCTCGAGCTCGAACAGCCCGGCCGCCTTGCCCATGTCGCCGTTGATGATGTCCATGAGGCGCTTCTGCACCTCGACCGTGATGGTCGTCCCGCGCTCGGCGACGAACAGCGCGACCTTGGCCTTCAGCATCTTCCGGGCGAAGGACGAGGTGGCGACGGCGGCGACGCCGAGCTCGTTCGCGGCCATGACCTTGCCGTACTCCATGCTCTCGGAAGCGATGCGCTGCATGGCGGCCTCGGTGGCGGCGTCGCCGGCCAATGCCAGGTCGGAGATCGCGGCGACGTCGTCCTCGTCGATGATGCGCCCCGCCTTGGCCAGCAGCGCGGCCTTCTGCGCGTCGGTGGCGGCGTCCAGGGCCTTCCGGGCGGAGTCCTCGGCGTCGTCGATGGCGCTTGACGCCTCGGCGAACTTCACGCGTCCCTCGGCGTAGGTCAGCGGGCGTCGCGCCAGCCGCTTCTCGGCCAGGTCGCCGCCCTTACCGCCTTTTGGGGGTTCGGGGGGTTCTTCGCCTTCTTCCGTGGGGCCGTCACCGTCGGTTTCCGCCCCCTCGCCGCCATTTTGCGGGTCAGCGGCCGGGTCGGCGTCCTTGGCGGCCGTGGCGGGCTTCGTGGGGCCTTCGGCGGGGTCGGCGGCCGGCCTGAACGCGGCGGCCGCGGCGTCCCGCTTCTCCTGGAGCGCCTCGACGTCGATTTCGGGGAGGCCGAACGCCTTGGCCACCCACACGAGCAGCTCGGCGTCCTTGTCCAGCAGGCCGGCCGTGTTCAGGACGTTGAGGATTTCGGCGGTCTGCTTCTGGTTCATCTGCCCGACGCGCGGGGCGGTCAGCTTCGGGTACTTCTCCTGACGGCCGTAGTTCATGTCGACCAGCTCCCTGACCAGCTGCTCGTTGATGACCGAGGCGAAGTAGTCGGCGGTCGCCTTCAGGGCGTACCCGAAGAACGACTGCTGAACGTCGCCCAGGGCGAACGAGCCGGACGCGCCGGCACCGAGGTCCAGGAACGACGCGAGGATGGACTGCACGATGAGGCGGTCGTGGTGCATGACCGACGCCATGAGGCTCGGCGACTGCTCGGCGATGCCGGCGGTCATGACCTCGGCGTCCCACACGCCCTCCTTCTTGCCGCCCGGCAGCGCGAGGTACGCCTGCTCGTTGACGTTGAAGTTCTCGCCGATCTCGGCGGCCTTGGCCAGGCTGGCCGGGTCGCTCGGGCAGTATATCTTCAGGATGCCAGCGCCGCGCTCGTGCTTCACCGCGTCGATGCGGTACAGCTGGTCCTTCATGAAGTAGTGCTTGTAGGCGGAGCGCAGCAGAGCGGTGCCGGCGAGGTTGTCGCCCTCCTTCTCGTTGGTGAATACGACCAGCTTGGCAAGCGGGATCTCCGGCTGCATGGGGACGTCGTCGCCGGCCTTGCGCGACGGCAGCGACTGCGTGACGCCGTCGGCGTGCGTCGACCGCATCTCCCAGCACTGGTGCGCGGTCGGTATGCGCGAGGCCAGGCGGTCGATGACGACCATGCCGCCCTCGATTTTATAGACCTTCTCGCTGTACCAGAATCCGAAGTCGAGGTAGCCGAGGTTCTCGCGCAGCACCTGCGGGAAGTTGAGGCGGTCGAACAGGTTCGCCCGGACGAACTCCGCGATCTCGTTCTGGCGCTCGTCCTCCTTGTCGGCCGACTGGACGCCCCACTCGGACGCCATGATGGGGAACTTCACGGCGCGCAGCGCGGCCGCGACGGTGCCGTCGGTCTTGCGCATCCTCTCGTAGATGTCGATGCCCGACAGTCCGTTGAAGTCGGTGTTATAGTCGGCCGTGATGTAGCCGCTGAACGCGGGCGTGCCGGACCGCCCGATCTCCGTCATCGCCTCGGCCCGGACTGCCGCCCTGCCTTTCGGCTTCGGGGCGTCGGCCAGCGCGACCGACGGCCTCTTCCGTGGGGTGCTCATAGGTTGGGGGTTAGAAGTTCCTGGTCTTAATCCTTGACGTGCCGGTCACGGTCGGCTTCGTTTCAATCATCTTAGCATCGCCGGCGTCCAGCAGGGAATTGGCGTGCATGAAGGAGTCGAAGACGTCGTCCTTCACGCCGGGGCTGGGGAAGCAGGTGATCTGCTCGTAGAGCGTCCCCTGCGCCGGGCTGAACTTGACGCGGCCCTGCTCGACCAGCGGCTCCACCAGCTTGGCGCGCTCCACCTTGGCGGCGTTCTTCCCGCCCACGCCCATGCTGGGGGCGAGCTTGCGGACGCGGTACTCGCCCGAGTCGCGCACCAGCTGCCAGAACGCCTGGACGGTCATGCTGGCCTCGATGCCGCAGATCGTCGGGTTCCACGCGACGTAGATGTCGTGGAACCACAGCATCGCGCCGGTCCGCACCTTGTTTCCTTCCTTGTCCGTGGTCACGGAGCCGATGCCGCCCTGGTACTTGCCCGACCACAGGACGTAGCGGATGCCGGTCGACCGGTCGCGCCCGATGACGCACGCGCCGTAGTCGTCGGCCAGGGACGACTCGCCGGCGGCCGGGTCGAGCGCCATGACTACGTCCATCAGCGGCAGCTTCGGCAGGTCGCCCGGCTCCCACGTGTTGTTGTCCACCCATTCCAGCCTGAACATGGTCAGGCCGTCGCCCAGCGGCTCGTTGAGGTACTCCTGGCTGAACGCCTTCGCCCCGATGCCCAGGCGCCACTTGCCGTCCGCGCCCATGTAGCCGTCGCGCTTGCGGAACAGGTCGGCCAGCGACCAGTACTCCGGCCAGATAGACTTGCCGCCCTCGATGGCCCGGCGCAGGATGCCGCCCTTTTCCTCGAAGTAGCGCCTGACCGCGCACTTCGGGTGGATGATGGTGCCGACGACCTTCATGCGGCCGCGTTCCTTGTCCAGCGACGGGTCGATGACCTCGTTCAGCCAGCGCCAGTAGGTCTCGCGGCGCATGGCCGAGCGAACCATGTCGTCCGTCTCGCCGTCGTCGACCACGACCTTGGTCGGGCGGTGGCCGCCGATGTTGATGCCGCGGCCCTTGCCGGCGATGCCGCCGATGACCGTGACGTTGTTGGTCGTCTTGATGCGGCGGCTGTTCCACTTCCGCCCGCCCTTGCCGCCCTTGCGGTCCGGGACGAGGTTGCCGTAGACGTAGCGGAGCTCGGCGTTGTCCTCCAGCTGCGACTTCACCCAGTCGATGTGGATGGCGGCGTTCTCGCCGGTGTCGGCGTAGAAGACTACCAGCGGCTCCAGGCCGTAGACGACGTCGTGCAGGGTGTCGATGCGCTCCCACGTCGACTTGGCGAAGCCGCGGGGGAAGATGATGCCGCTGCTCTCCGGGCTGGCCAGCGCGCGGATGAGGTCCAGGTGCGCCTCCGGGGTGTCGTACTCGCCCCTGATGGCGTCGGGGAAGAAGTAGCGCCCGAATATGTGCAGCATCCGCTTGGAACGCAACGACCTCCTGACGAACTCCGGCTGGAAGATGGCCGGGGTCGACAGGAGGTCGCGCGCCCATTCCTCGTAGCTATGAGGACTTGGCTGGGCGCTTGGGCTTGGTTGGGGCGGGGGCGGGCAAAGCGCCGGCGTCGCCTCGGTTGTCGCTCGTGCTTGTTGGTTCGTCTTCATACTTTTTGACCCGGAGCGTTAGGTCGACCGACGTGCCGTCGGCGGCCGTGGCGGTGGCGTGCGCGGCGATCTCGGCCTCGTCGCCGAACTCGTCGCGCTTCTTCTTCGACAGGTACTTGAAGGCGAAAACGGGGTCCTTCAGCGACTCGACGACGGTCTTGCGCGCGGACAGCACCGGGTTGAGCCTTAACGCGTCAAGTCTTTCCTTGAGCTTCGGGTCGTCCTTCATCCACGTGTAGAGCGTCTGCTTGGATATTCCCGCGTAAAAGGCGATTTCCTCCCACGTCGCGTCGAACGCGGCGGCGGCCTCGAGCTTTAGACGGACGTCCTTGCTGTACTTGATTTTCGTGCCTTTCTTAATCATAGGGGTCATGGTGGAGCGTCCGGGTCGGAATTGCACCGCCCTCGTCCCGCTGGAAGCGGGCCGCATCGTTGCCTATGCTTCGGACGCATGCCTACCTTAATTTATGCCTCACGCCGTCCGGGAAGTCCAGCGCGTCGAGGTCGGAGTAGGGGATGACGGGCACCGTCAGGCGCAGACCAGGCTTCAGGAGCATGACGTACCTGATCTGGTATCCCTTCAGCTTGGGCCACGTCCGGAACTCCGCCTCGCACCCGGACGTGAACGCCGTCATGTTCTGCATGACGCGCCCGGTCTTGGGGTCGCGGCGCAGCGTGGCGTTCCCCTTGATCTT